TCTGTCAGAGCCTCCCTCACCTTACTTGCCATGGGGAGAGCCATGTTCTGGAAGAAACCCGTCGACACGACAACTATCACTGATAGCTGCCGCTCCACCTTCAAGTGGAAGGATGGAGAAGTCGAGCGGGCCCTCCAGGAATTAGGCTTCCCCCGCGGATGCTTAACGGCACAAGCTCCAAAACTCTTCCTGTCAAACAAGAAGGGACCGAATGGACATGCTGTCCTATCGGCGCATTATGATGCGTGGGCACTCAGAAATTCTGAGGCTTGGGCACCATTTATGCTTTTGGTTGCGACGTTGGGCAGTCCGGGAATGATAAGCAAGGTGAATCGGTTAGCTCGTCTCGTAGAGACTGCTTTTACAAAGTTCCCCCGTATGAAACAAGAGTTTCCCGGGGCCAGTCCTGCCGTCGGCAGGATCAGCGTCATCCGCGAAGCGGAGGGCAAGAACAGAGTAATAGCGATGCCAGACTATTGGACGCAAGTCGCGCTCCGACCAATACATGACGCCCTTATGGGGGCGTTACGTGCCATCCCTATGGATGGGACGTATGACCAGGCAAGCGCGTTTGACGAAGTCAAGCGCGCCTCCGGGGACGGGAGGTGGATCGCGTGCTGCGATCTCTCCTCGGCCACAGATCGATTTCCTATCGACCTGCAGGTCCCGGTCTTGTCACATTTATTTGGTTCGGAAGAACTAGCTTGCGCGTGGAGGGAGCTGATATCAGAACGTAAGTTCTGGTACCAGGGGAAGTTGTTGCAGTATGCAACCGGCTCACCCATGGGAGCGTTGTCCTCTTGGGCAGCGTTTGCGATAACCCACCACGTTTTCATTAAGGTAGCAAGCTATAGAGCTTCTCAGGTATCTGAGAAGCCAGTTCTGGCTCCGTCGGAGCCAGAACGCTTAGTCCATGACCTTGGTGATTCACCTTTCCAGCAGTATAGGATCCTTGGAGACGATTCCGCGATCTTCGATCGCAGAGTCGCATCATCGTACAAACGTATGATGACCCTTGCCGATGTCCCAATATCGATTGCAAAATCGATAGAAGGTATCGGTGTGGCTGAATTCGCCAAGCGGCACGCTTGGCGAGGACAGGAGGTAACCGGTATACCCGGAAGCCTTGTCTCCCTCATGGTACGGAAATTACTTGGACTGGCTGTCCTTGTAAGAACCTGCCGTGAAAGAGGATACACGATTACTGCGGAGGGCGTTTTGGGCGCACTCCGGGCTTGGGGTATCAATCCCAATTCCCGGGGAACCCAGACGGTGTTAGCCGCCGTGTTTGGACCTTATGGACCAATCCCGGTTCGTCCGACCCTCGCGTGCTTACTAGTCCTGCGAAAGCCTTCCCTAGCCAGGTGGCTGGAGCGGGCGTGGCTCGCTTCAAGACTTGATAAGGTAGCGCTACCGGTAACAGACTACCC